TTCTAGTTTAACAAATGATGTTTCTAAACTGTCACCAGTTTTAGCTAATGTAACTCTTTCAGCATCAATTGTTCCAGCATTTATCCAATCCGCATTTAAACCAACAACTGATAAGATTTTACCAATAATGTTTCCGTCAGCAGTCATTCCTGCAATCCACCCACCGTCAGGCACTCCATCAGGATAGGTTGACCAACCAGAATTAGCATAAGCAAATCCACTAGCATTTTGCATATAAATATCAGTAGAATCTTTTAATAATGGTTCATTATGCACATATCTCGTTTTAGCACCAGTGATAGGGTCTGTCACAATTGTTTCGTGAAATCCAATTGCATTTGACATTAGAGCATTAAAATTTAAAACTTCCTGCTCAATATTAGAAGTTTCCTGTTTTGCGATACCAGTTGAAATATTTTGAAGAATCCTTTTTTGTGTAGGAGTAAATTCACCAAACGTTGCATATCCTTTATTGGTAACGGTTTTTCCCTGTGCCTTTAAGGTACTCTTACCGTTCAACTTATAGTTATGATTCATAATATAAGATAATACTGTATCACCCTCTACGGTTAAAATATTAATCTTATCCATTGGTTGTAGGTGTGGAAAACCTATCGTGTTAAAGTTAAATGGTCTATAAGTAAATCCAACAATCTTATCATTTAGTGCAGTTACTACCGCATCAAAACCTTCAGAATCTCTTTTCAATAACGGATTATTTTCTATGACAAGCGCATATTCATCTGTTCCAACTAAATAATCTTCTTTTTGCTTTTCTTTAAAACTCAGTCCAGTAATAGTAATATCGTTTTCAGCAATTTCATATTTAAATCTATCAGAAGGAGTAATCGTAATTTCAGTAGCACCTTGATTAGTCCCATACCATGAAAACTGTAAAGCACCATCATTATCTATCCACGCATTACAACCTGCCAGTTCTGCTATCCATGACACCACTTGATGAAAAGTCAACCCTTCCTCTGGTGTAGGTGGAAAGCAAGAAAAGCTAGAGTTAGTAAATGTTCCTGATACCGTTGTTCCCAATGGTACACTACACTTGTAACAAGCCTCTATGATTAATTCTGACAAGGTACGTTCAGTGATGTAATCAGATAAATATAATACATTAAATCTAGCCATGTTGTCAAGTGCTTTTAATGTTATTTTATTAACCTTTTTGGGTGGTTCATCTACTACAAATGTACCCAACTTTAAAGTTTGCACACCAATGTATTCCCATACTGTCAGCGTAGCACCCTCAAACTTTATTGGTGAAAACCGCTTATCAGAGTTATCTAAGGTAATCGTGAACTCTGTTGTATCTGCACTTCCAAGTTCAATATTGCTACTGCTAATGGAATTGGAATCAATTGAAATTGAGTTTTCAATAATGTTTCTGTTCTTTAAAAATACGGTATAATCCGTTTGACTACTAAACCAACCCGTTGTATATTTATCAAACAACCATTCATCAATAATTTCTTTTGTTGGTTCAAGGTAAAATCCAAAGACTGTGGTTAAATTTATCAATATAAAATTATCAACAAAGAAAGTAGAATCTGTTTCAGCTTTTCCAACAATCATTTTGGAGTAGTCATTTTCAGTATTAAACAACATGGAATATCTAGCAAAAGAAGTTCCAAGAGCTTTACTAACTGTTTGACTTACACCTGTATTATTTAACTCTATCTTCAGTGTATTTGGCACACTTGAATAACCATCAAATGCGATATAAACTTTATTATTTTTTGAAATATTTTTATCAATACTAATTCCGCTAGTATTATTTGGACAAGTAAATTGACCTACCCCATCAACCACCGTCAATGTAGAACTATCAACATTGCTCCAACCAGTTGTTCCATCTGAAAAGTCACTATTTGAAATACCGTTTTCAATAGTTATAGGATTTAATAAATCCACTTTAATCTTAAAATTACGTGGATTTGAATTTCTTAATATAGCGAGTGAATCATTACTTATTATCTGCATCTTTTATACCGCATCAACGTCTTGTTGGATTATACCAAAAGCGAGTGACTCCCATCGTCCGTGTCTGCTATTCCATAAAGGTGCGCTTCTATCTCCAACATAAAATTTCTTAGTAGTATTTCCACCAGCATTTCTGGGGTCAAGATATTCCACAATCAAATATTCTGAATTGAAAGCGTTCATCAAAACTGCAACTTCAGAGCGTGAAGGATATGCCCATTCCAAATCAATTCTAATAGACTGTCCAATACGCATCTTATTGGTAGCACCGTCCTCAGTTCTTCCTGCATCTGGTGCGGAAACGTCAATTACTTTTACCTTGTACGATGAAGGGATAGGGAGTGTAGTGAAAGAATTACCAATCACTACACCCAATCTGTTGCAAGGCGTAACCGTTCTTATAGGATTAAAATCTTGGTCTGCCATTTATTAAACTCCTACTGGAACTACCACTTTTCCAGACCTCATATTTTTACGTCTTGCCTGTTCAATGGTAGATGAGAAAACTCCATCAATGTAAAGGTTAATGTCACCCTCATTATCTGCGCCAGTATCTTTTAAAGCATCTCGCATGGCACGATAAGTTGTTTCGTAATCACCTGTATTATTCCCCAAAATAGGAGCAAAATATTTTGATAGAGATGTTGGATTCAATGGAATAACCGCTTCAGCACCAGCTTCACCAATATTTGCTAAAGTAGAACTTTCAACAATACCACCCTGCGCTAAGAATGGAATTTCTGGAATGTTGAAACCTAATGTTTGTCCACCGAAGAAAGGAACCCAATCAGGGATATTTATTTTTAGACCATTCATTGCACCAATGACACCGTTGATTGCTCCGATAATCGCATTGATAGGTGCGGTTACAAAACCACCAATTGTTTGGAAAATTCCACTAAAAATACTAACAATACCATTCCATGCTTTAGACCAATTGCCAGTAAAAACTCCTGTTATAAAATCAATTATTCCTGAAAATATTGATTTAATTCCATCAAATATATCACCTACTGACTTAGAAATTCCTTCAAATATTCCTGTGAAAATTTTAGAATAAATATACATAGCCCCAACAAAAACATTTTTAAAATATGTCACAAATCCATTAAAAATATCTTTTATTGTCTGCCAAACTCTTGAAAAAACAATAATCATTCCGTTCATTACATTATCAATAAAAGTTCGTATTGATTCAAAAAAATCCCAAATTGCTCCATTTATTCCGTCTAACCACGCTTGAATTTTTATTCCTATTCCGTCAAACCATTTAGCTATTTTCTGTATTACTTTGTCTACCCAAATCTCTAAAGCATTATATATAGTTGTAAATGCACCTTTTACAATGTCTAAAATCATCATAAAGATTTTTTCAAAAATTTTCCATATTTTTGAGAAATCTATTTTTTCAAACATACCCACAATGAAAGAACCAATACTAACTCCTATTGCTTCCCAATCCATGTTGCCTAAAAATTCAATTAGTGCTCCAAATGCTGAATTTATAAAATTCATTAATTTATTTCCAAGTTCTTTAGTATCTTTATTTTCTAATGAATTACCAATTACATCTGATATTTTTTGTGCTAGTCCTGCCCAATCAACCCCATCTAAAACAATTATCATTAAATCAAGAAGTCCATTAAATAAACCAGAAACAGCATCAACCATTGTTGACAAATCCATATTAGTTATAAATGAATTGATTCCATTATATATTTCAATACCAAAACTTTTCCAATCAAAAGTTTGGACGAATCCTAGTAACATTTCAAAAATAGCATTAAATTTCAATGTTAATGCTTTTCCAAGTACCGCACCGTCAATACTATAAATTAGACTATTGAAAAAAGTAGCAATCATTCCACCAATTCCATTCCAATCAACTTGTGATATGAATGAAACAAAAATTCTCATTGCATTATTAAAGAAAGTTCCTAATTTATTTCCAAACTCAGATGCCCAATTACTATCAATTAAATTATTTAATCTTACTGCAAGTATTCTTCCAATTTCTTCCCATTGACCTTTATCCGCTAAATCTTTAAATACATTCAGTTGACTTTCAATCTCAGCTTGTATTTCAGCCGCTTTTGTTTTAATTCCAGACGTCAGTGAGTCATAAGACGGAAGCACCATTTCAGGAAGCATACTTGTGCCCATGCCACCTGCGCCGCCGCCACCACCCCCACCAGAAGATTCTGTTGGAGCACTCATAAGGTTAAGTTCATCAATTCCTAAAATAGTTGCTTTATATTTTTTAACTGCACTTGCCGCATTTCCAGCACCATCAGCAACACCTTCAAAACCGTCTGCGGTATCCTGTGCTACTCCTGCACCAAAAGTGTTCTCATCACCTTTTGCTACAAATCCAAATAATGCGGATATGGCATTTGCTACCTTAATAGCGACTGCCGCAAAAGCATTGAGATATGGTAACACCGCTTGTAACATTGGCATAAAGATATTACCAATCGCACGTGATAATGTCAACATTCTCTCTTGCAATATTCTAAGTTGGTTAGCTGGTTCTGCAAGCGTCTTGGCAAAGTCACCGTTACTGATTGCCGCAGTACGAATCATTACGGCATATCTGAGTGCCATTTTTTCGCCCTGTGACATATTACGTACTGACTTTTCAATACCCTGTGCAAGTGCTTCCTGTTTAATACCTGCTTCAGTAACGTCCATACCGTATTTGTAAACAGTTTCACTCTGACCAAGCAAACCTGATTTTAAGTCGTGCATGACCTGATTGATAGGAACGTTCATCAATGAGGATAAGTCCATTCCAAGATTGTAAGAACCCATTGATAATGTTTTAGCTTGCTCTGTACTCATTCCCATTGAACGTGCCAATAACGCAAAACTACCAACCGCTTCTCTAACGTTAGTTGGGTCAAGTCCATAAAGGTCTGTCAGTTTATCAATTGCCTTACCTGTTTCAACGGCAGTATCACCCATTGAAACATTGAAAAGGTTTTGTGTTTCAATCGCTTGCATTGATGATTTTATTGTACCTGAGATAGCTTTAGATAAACCAATTGCCGCAACAGATGCCATTGCTAAACCTGAAACGCTGAACGCTCCACCCAACATATTCTTTATCTTTGAAGTTGATTTTCCAAGTCCAGATAATGCTTTACCCAGTTTAGATGTTGAACCACCTACACTTGATGCAAAACTTTTAAAGTTTGCTCCACTTCTATTCACATCTCGATTGATGCTTAACATTTGGGCATTAATTTTTCCCATTTGTTTTTGGACATTTTTAAGTTGAGCGTTCAAGCCTTGGTCTACGGCAGACATTCTTACTACTAATTTCATTTATTCTCCTTTCTACGCTGAGAGTTTAACATAGTTGCGTGTGCAATAAACCGCTCTCTAATCTCAAGCATTCTTTCTTCTTCAGTTTTCTCACGAATATCATCTGAAAAAATAGGTTTATTTGGATATTTTGATTTTTTATCCATTGCGCTTGTAATCGCAGTTCGGACATAAATGCCTAATTGCCATCTCTCGTAATCTCCACGCTTGACTTTAATTGAAAACGCCTTGATGAAAGGGGAAAGAGTATTCGGGTCAAGCGACCAAAATAACTCGTAATCCACACCCATCATCAAAGCGTTTGGAAGAATTTCATCTTCTATTTGTTCAAAGACAGAAGAATATTTCTTTGTTGTTTTTGCTTCAGAAAGACTATCTCGTTCTAATTCTGTTCCTTCTGAAGCCCTTTGAAAAAACCAGATTCTTGTAGTAATTCCATGAGTTGTTCTAGGAGTTCAGGTAGCTCACCCTTATTAGAGATATCTTCTAAAATAGTATCCACATCTTCTAATGTGTACTTTACTTTTTTATCATTGTTGATTGCGCCCATCAGTAAAACTTCAAGTGCGTCAATGATTGCAAAAGGTTTTTCATTAACTTCATCAAACATTTTAGTTGAAAAGTTTTTCATGTACTTAAAAGAATTGAATGTATATTTCAATTCGATTTCTTTTTCGTTAAAATTTACTACCATTAAAATCTCCTATTAGGTAAATGTAATTTCGGTTTCAGCGGAACACGTTACTGTCATTTTACGAACTTCATCAACTGCCGCACCAGTAGCAAAAACGCTGACTTGACCGTTCCATGAAAAAATTCCATCTGCACCGTCTGCGCCAAATTCTAGTTTAAGTTGCTTTGTTGCACTTGCAAAACCACTGATTAGTGAGTAAGTAGTTTTATCAAAATTGCATTCAAAAGTTAAATCAGGAATATCCTGCAAACCCAAGATTGAAGTTTTAAATTTTTCTGCTGTCAAAGTAGTCGTGTCAAGTTTAGACGGAGTTGCGCCCATGTCAGGGTAACTAACAATGTCTACCAACTTGACAAAAGACGTTCCGTTATGGTATTTTAGGATTGTACCTGCGGTTGAAACTGCCATTCTATCTTATCCTTTCACGCTCAAGCAAATGCGATTTCCGTAGAAGCAGAGCAAGTGACTGTCATTTTGCGAACTTCATCGACTGCTCCACCAACTGCGAATACACTAACTTGACCTTTCCAAGTAAACGTACCATCAGCAGTACCCATTCTGAGTTGAAGGAAAAGCTCATCTCCTGCTAATCCAATAATCGTATTAAATGCCGTTTCATCATAGTTGCATTCAAAAGTTAGGTCAGGAAGTTCTTGAAGTCCAAGAATTGATGTTTTATATTTAAGTGCTGATTGTGTGGTGGTATCCAGTTTAGAAGGTGTAGCCCCCATATCAGGGTAAGTCACAATGTCTACTAATTTAGCATACGTGCCTTCTACTGTTGCTTTATACTCTAAATAAGTACCTGCTGTTGAAAGTGCCATTCAATTATCTCCTATAAATTATGTTATCAGAGGAAGCTACCCCATCATAACGCATTATCCATCTGTATATGTCAGGGTCTATATTGTCCATTTCCTCATCTAGTGTTCGTTCTAATTTATAATAATCCGCTAATACTGAATCAATCTCTTTCCTTATTGTTAAAATTTCAGAATTAAATGTGGTCGATTGCGAATATATATCTATATTAACTGTAATGAAATTGTGAGTTTCACCAGAAGAATCAACAGTAGAAGTTTCTGTTTGTGTTGCAAATGAAAGTATCACACATGGGAAAACAGGTTCAACTCTAGGTCGTCTTTTATAGACTGTCGCACTAGAAACCTTATCTTTTAATTCAGTATAAACTTCATTGGAAATATCTACAATCATTTCAACCTATCTCTAAGTGCTTTTTTTATAGCACGTTTTAATGAATCAGTTCTCTCGAATTTTAAAATAGCATCATAGAAAAAATTGTGAGGGGGCATACCAGCCGTGTGATAGATTCCTTTTTCTTTTGAAACAAGTTTCTTATAAACCTGTGGGTCAAACCTATCTCTTGGAGCATACCAACCTTTGCTACTGTGGTTGTGTATGTCGTAAACCCAACCTAATTCGCTAGCCATTGGATTACTGACACTACTATTTTTTCCAACCATACCTGTACCAAATTCATAAAATGCCGCTTGTTCATCTACAACAGAAATTATTGAAGAATTTTCGTTCAGCATTTGGAACTGAACTGAGCCTGACATTTTAGCTAAATTACCAGTAGGGTGGTTACGCATATTTTTTCTAATAGAATTAACGAGAGTTTTAGACGCTCTAGTAACACCTTCGGTAACACAAGATTTAACTTCTTTAATGTTCATCTTTTCTAGTTTTTTAATACTTGTATTTTTACCTATATGTATTTCTAAGAATGGGAATAAAGTTGTTACTCCAAAATCATAATCCGACATTACTTCCTAACCTCAATTCCATAACTATAACCATTAATTGATTTCTTCTTTTCAACAATCAAATAGTCATACTCATTGATGTTATTCACAGTAGGTTGATTCTCATAAAGCATTCCCTGCTTACTCAAATTCATTGGAGTAGATGAAATATAACTAAAGTTTCCAACTATACCGTACATTTCTCTTATCACGTTACCAACCGTAGGGTATATCGAAATTGCAATCAATCTTGGAGTTGAAAAAGTAAATTCAAAATCACCAGTATAGTTTCCACTAGCGTCTTTCAATTCAACCCTAGCGGATTCATCAATTGGTTCAACATACCATAAGCGAGTTGTGTTTTTAAGCAATGCTCTCAAGTTAAGTTCTCCTAGTAGAGTAAGGTGTTTTCACATAAGGCGTAATTTGTTCTAAAAGTCCAGCGGATACTTCTGATTTACCATAAGTCCTGCTCACACCATTTTCACCATGAGAAGTTTGACCTTCTGCACCATTCTTACTATATAACTCAGCGGCTATTTTTACCTGAGTGTTAAGATATTCTGGTTCAACAACATAAGAGTTTCTAATTTCACAAATGATATCTTTGGCAAAATCGAGATACATCTCCAAAAGACTATTTTCTTCTTCTGGTGACTTTAGGAGTATTACTAACTTTTGAAGTTGTGTCATCAATCTTCACCACCTTTTTTGAACTAGGAAATGTATATTTTACTTCTTTAGAAATTCCAAACTTAGATATCACTTCGTCTTTTGTCAAATACATTGCACCGTCTAAAATGTTAGAAGTTTCTAATTCTAAGAGATAAACTCTGTCGGAGTCAATATCAACCCCGACAAGTCTACCTTCATTTTGAACGTACAATTTACCTTGTTGATAAATGTACATCTAACCCACCTTAATTCGTTACGAGTTTAGCCATGAAAATGGTTTTTGCAGGCATTTTGCGTTCGTAGGAAGCAGAGGCTAACAGAACTGAATCGGGTACACCAACGTCAGTCGTGACATTACCTTTGAAGCTAAAGCCATAAGGGTGAAGCGTTTCACGGAGTCTGGTGAAAATCATATCCACACCACCGTTTGTATCAGGGTCACGGTCAAGTTCTGACGGTACATCAACAGGAGCGGAAGCATAGCGGATAGCACCTTGTCCAAGGATATATGTGGTGTATTCGTCAGGAGCATCGGTCTTTTCATAGTACGTTGCAATGTTAGCTACATTAGGAGCGGCAACGGCGGTATAAACACCAGCCGCAACAGTGTAGTAGGTTTTTGAGGAATTAATGGCAACGTCAGTAGTAATAGCATAGCTGATTTTGGTATTAACAGGAACACCATCATTGACAATAACGGTAAGACCATTGATAGTACCAATCGGCAAGGAACGAGTAATGCCACTTGCATCAGTGTATTTACTGAACTCCAACAGTTGAAGATTAGCCAAGCGATTAGCAATAACGGAGTGCATAATAGCCAAGGAATAACCACCTTGAGCAAGGTCGCCATTAGCCTTAACCGTAGCATCAGAGATTGAGGTCACACCAATTTTGTTAGCGTCAGCCACTGTACCAGTAGTCGTAGCAATATTGGTTGTATGTAATGCCCAATCAGCATCATTACCAATACCGAAAATAGCGTTCAAAATACCCAACATACGAGTTTGACGTGTTTTAATCCAGTAGTTAGCGACACCAGCTACGATTTGAGCCATAGGGTCTGCACCACTGTTAAAATCGCTGATGAAGGACTTCGCTTGCCATTTAGCCATACGTCCAAATACGCAACCACTGTACGAACCACCAGTGAGTGAAGCACCAGTAAACGAGTTAACACCATTATATACATCTTCAACACCACTGAGGACATTGTAGAACGGAACGGTGAAAAAGTTAGAACCATTTGCAATCATTGCAGAGATTTCGCCATCTTGAACGACTGCGCCAGAATTAATCATGCTCGTCAGAACTGTGTCTGGGTAATTCTTCCAGTCATAGTTAAAGATTTCTGCATCATACGGAAATGAGAGGTTAGTTGCCATTATTAGTTTCTCCTAATTATTTCATAAATTGTTTCCAAAGTTCAGGATTATCTTTTTTCATCTCAACCTTTTTAGAGTAAGGTAGCTTGTTAAATTCTTCCTTAGTCATTGGTTTTTCAGATTCTCCTTGCTTTGGATTGCGTACTGTGGACATTTCTGTTTTTAGTCTTGTTTCGATTTCTTTTTTAGTAGTGTTAAACATTTCAATAAAGTTTTTAACATTTTGAGCAGTAACATCGGCATCGTCAGAAATTAAAACATCTAAGAATTTATCGTAATGTGCCTTAGGAATGTCTGCGCCGCTCAACATTTCTTTTGCTTCGATTTTATTTCCCCTCTTAGCAATTTCACGTTCTTTAGCACTTAGTTCTTTAGTTTTTTCTTCTAGTTGTTTTTGAGCTAATTCTTCTGCTGTAAACTTAGCACGTTCTTCAAACTCTTGTTGCCATTTCTGTTTTTTTGTTTCCAAACCTTTTTGGATTCCGCTCTCTACCCTACGGTCTACTTCAGCGGTTAGCTTTCTGTTAAATTCTTCTTCTGTAAAAACTTTTTCAGGTTTTGCCTGAATATCAATCTGTTCATTCATTTCTTCCACTAATTTTCCCCCAATACCATGCCATGCACGATTGCCCAGCACATTATCTATTCTTATATATTATATAACTTTTTTGGTAAAATTATTTCTATAATGAAATACTATTTGAAGAATGAATCATGTTTACCAATAAATGTAAAATCAAGAGTCCATTCTTCAATTTAGTATTAGTCAGCCAATGATTTCTCCCTGACCGCTGTGTGTTATTTGATTAATCCTAGCATCTTAGCCATCGCTTCTACCAACTCCCACTTCTCAGCGGTTGATGTCGTCTTGAATGGCTTGGCCTTCTTCTGTTTCTCTTCCTTGATTGCTTTGAGTT